ACTGCTCCTGCAGCAGGAAGCCGATGACGGGACCGAAGCCCATCGGGTGGTTGTACATCTGGAGGGTATTGCCCGTCGACTCCGTGTAGCGGTAGCTGATCAGGATGGCAGCCGCCTCATCGGCCAAGGCAAAGGTATAGACTCCGGTCGACAGACTGAAGGCATACTCCCCGATCGTCGGCTGGCTCGGTACGTTGACCATCGGCAGGCCGGTATTTGCGTTCCGGACTCCGAGATCCTGGATGAAGGTGGCGGCTTCGTTGACCGTGATTGTTGGCGGCGTACCGATTGTCTGCGGCTCGCGATAGGCCAGCGCCTTGACGCCTGTGATGATCGTATCGGCCGTAAACATATTCTGGATCGTCAGCAGTTCGATCAGCGCGAACTCGAAGGATCCCTTGATCGAGCGCTTGCCGATGGCCGAGTCAACCGGATACTGGAGCTGCCCGTACAGCGTCTTGATGTCCGCGCCGAGCGTCACCTTGACATTCTGCAGGACGCCGACTTCGACGGGGGTTGGGTTGGTGGGCTGGTTTCCACCGCTTGGCGTGGCAAATACGATCCCCGCGCCGAACTGGAGTGTTTGCAAGGTTGACATGGCTTTTATTCTCCTATGTACTTACTGACCGATGAGGATGGTGATGGGAATACGAATCAACGCCGGAGGATCGAGGAGCCCCTCATCGATGAGGATCTGGCCCTCCGGATAGACATTGACGACACCCTTGATGCCGAGCGTCTGCCGCGGTCCCATCTGCGGCGTCGGCTTGAGCGCAGCAAGCAGCGCGTCCTGGTACGCATTCATCCGCGTCGAGACGACATCCTGCGGACCACTCGATGGAGCCAGGTAGATGAACCACCAGGCGCGCAGGGAAAGACGCCCAACGCCGCGATCATAGCCAGAGGCCGTCTCAGGAACCTGAAACTGATAGAGCGCCGGCCACTGCGCGGAGGTCGTCTGAGACCACTGGCGAAAGATGCGGCTGGTTGTCACGAATGGCGTCGCGCTAGGCTTCCCGCTCGTGCCGGCGATCGAGCAGCCGAGAGCGAAGAGAGCGGAGAAGCAGGCCTCGCTCGATACTGGTGTGGCGGGATAGGTCATATCTATGGCACCGGAGGGAACTCACCCTGATCGTAGTCCAGCAGCTTGATCCAAACATGCCAGCCGCAGCCTGGCGTATGCGTTACCATCCCGCACTGGCACTTGATCGCTGGCTGGCATGGTAGGCCATCCCAGAACTGCGGGATCCAGCATGGCCCAGGTGTATCGACGTCACCCTTCGGAATCTCTGTGATCATAGGCTGACTTCGCTGATCGCCGCCTGCAACTCATCGCCCCATAGCGCCATCATCTCATCCGCTACTGGTCCAAACCACGGCCGCTCGAGCGCCGGAGGATGGTTGACGCTGGCAAAGAAGCACATCTTGCCGCCCATCTCAAAGGCGAGTGCCTTACGGTTGACCGGATAGATCGTATAGAAGTCGATGCCACCCTTCTCATGCACGATCCCGTAGGGAGCCTCCTCGCCGCCGGCCGTGACCTCAGACTGGATGCTATCGCTCGTCGCATATGGTCCATGCTCCATGACCGTTCCGAGGAGCTTCCCGCTGCGCGTCTGGAGTACGTCGCCCGATAGGTTGGCGCGAACGCGCTCGGCCATCATGTGCGTAAGCTGCTGCGTCCTGGCATAGAGCGCGATCTCGATCGCATCCTGATACGCCTGGATGTCCTCGATCGGCGTGGATGCATCGATGACGAGCTCGAGGATGCCGGCCATCAGGCGGCCTTTCTATCCGGCGGAAACTCCCCGCCTGTCCATCCTGTGAGCTTGATCCAAACATGCCAGCTGCAGCCTTCGAGTGATTCGCCGATTTCGTAGTTCGTTCCCTTGCTATGGAAGAAGCTCGCCGTTACCGTTCCATCCGCGTGTACATGATGCAGCCCGAGTCCGCACCAGTGTCCGCAGTTGCAGCGGATGATGGGCTTCAATTTCTCGCCGTCTGTGCGTTGAGGCTGAAGCCATGCGGGAGAGCCTACTGCACTCCATCGCTCGCCTCCGGGATCCGGCGAAAGGTCCGTGTACTTAGGGATCTCTATTGTCATGCTAGTTTGCCCATGAGGATCGGGTATAGGCGCGGACAACGTCGCGGACGCTCTTGGTCATCGAGAACTGCGTATAGCTGGTCTGCCCGACATCCTTCATCGTCATCGACTGGATGCCTATCCAGTCCTTCCGCTTGAAGTTGAGCCCAACGGCCTCGACCGTAGCCTGGACGATGTCCGCCGGCGTCCCGGCCGCGGTATAGCTGATCTGAACCTGCTGGCCGGCATCCGCGGCGGCGAAGAGGTAGACGCCTGGCGCGATCAGGTAATACTGCCCCACCGTTGGTGCAATCAGGACCTTCGTCAGCGCCGTCCCGCTCGAGAAGTATTTGACCCCGCCATCCGTCAGGACGGCCGTATCGCTCTCGATAAGCACTGTGTATGGTGCAACGGCGATGCCCGTATTCTGCCATAGGAGGCCTGTCGTGCCATCCTGCGTCGTTCCGATCGCCTGGCTGGCCCACGATGGCGCCGTGGCGCCGCTGGTGCCGCTGGCGATCGCCTGCTGGAGATAGGTGCCATCCGAGATCAGAGCGCCTGCAGCGTAGGCTGTGGTGGCCGCCCAGGCCGCCGGTATAGTAGACAGCGCGCCAGATACCGTCTGCGCGGAGAAGCCGGCCGTATAGCTGACGGCGACGTTCTGGACGCCGTTCGGGAAGCCGCCGCCGCCCGTCAGGCGCGGGAAGCCTGGTCCGCCGCTATAGAGCGTGAATCCGGTCGATCCGATCGAGCTGTTTACGATGACGATGGAGCGCCCCTGATTGTCGATCGCATAGCCTGTCGAGCCGGACCCTGGAGGCGTCTGCGCCGGTATGGCGGATCCAAAGATGGTCAGGGAGGCGACGGCCGAGATGGGGAAGTTGCGCAGGAAGAGGCGATTGTTGCCATTCCCGTCATAGATCTCGCTGTACGCGGTCGGCTGATTGAATGGCGAGGATGTAGCCGTCTGCCAGTCCCGCGGTCCGCGTCCAGTCATGCGCAGGAACTCCGTCGACCAGGCCGTCAGGCAGCGCTGGATCTGTGAGTCCGAGGATGTATTTGTGATATTGAGCCAGCTCTTGCAGGCCGAGAGCGTCGAGAGGTCGATAGGGGATGGACTCGTCATAGCGCCTCCGACGGCAGATGATGCAATGGAGATAGTATGCGGTCCGCCGACTCCCCCCGATTAGAGGGAGCCAGCGGGATCCGCATGGCCGCGGCAAGAAAGCGAGAACCAACTCGCCGCAGCCAGCTTTCGACTAGCTCTGGCCGACGCCAGTGATGCAGCCTGTAAGCCATGGCGTGTAATGCGCCAGTGTTTGGTTCGCATAGGTGCCGAACGCCCAGGCGCGGTTGATCGCTGGCCACTCATAGCCGTAGTAATCGCGCATCAGGAAGACTTCCCGCGTCGCCGGAATGCGCGCCATCGGGTACGGATTCTTGATGATGTCGAAGTACAGCGTACCGACCGGAATCATCGGATGGATCTTCAACGGGATGATGTTCGCTCCCATCGGAGAGTCCACGGCATAACGGCTCTGGTAGCCAGAGACGATCATGCCGCCGAGGATGTTGTTCTGGTTATCGCGGGTCAGAAAGACCTGATAGCCAGAGGCGCTCTGCGAGCCGTTCTTGAGGATGGTCCGCTGGAGCGATGTGATCGCATCCGGCGAGCCCCAAATGGCATCGACGCCGGCCTGGAAGTTCGTGAAGAAGTACTCCAGAGCCGTCTCGATCTCGGCGCACTGGCCACCCTGTAGGCTGGTAAGCTGCGCTCCCTGGAGGTCCCTCCAGTAACCGGACTTCGCCGCCCAGGAGATCAGGCCGGTGAAGTCGGTCGGCTGTGCCGAGTTGTCTGTGCTGAGACCAGTCGCGCTGGCAACCTGTCGGCTGGCAGTCGTGATGTTGGTCGTCTGCGTGTAGGTGCCAAACTGCGTGATGGCCTGCAGGTACGCGTTGGCTGTCGTCGGCGATCCATTGACCGAGACGAACCAGGCGAACCCGAAGGTGCCGTTGGGGTATCCGCCGGATCCGACGGTACTGGCCGGCTGGACAGTGAAGCTGACGGAGAGCGTTCCGCCGGTCGTGGTTACCGAGTTCGATGCCGCGCTGACGGCTGACATACCGCCGGCGTAGGTGATCGAGGTCCCGGTGCCTGGAGCGTTGACCGAGTAGCTCGGCGTGAGGCCCGATGCAACGCTCGGCGCGGCCTGGTAGCCGTACTGCGCGTTCGAGGGGTTTCCCATGCCGGTCAGTAGGACTACGTATCCGGTGACGAGAGTCGATGTGGTGATCGTTCCGCCGGTTACGAGAGCGGCGACCGGCGCCGGCGCTGTGCCGAGCTGGTAGCCGTTCTGACCGAGCGATCCGGTTCCGTCGTTGCCGAGGAGCAGGATGCCCTCCTCCTGGAGCCAGAGCTCCTGGAGACCGCGGAGATGTTCATCCGCCAGGTTGCCGGTGAAGCCCTCGCCGGCCCACTCCGCCTCGACCGTCACATTGCGCTCGACGCCGAGCGCCTTGTAGCTGGCCGCATAGTTGTTCTCATCCGGCGTAGCTACCTGCGCGCGCTGGCCTTCTGGAACGCCTGCGTACTGCGATCCGACGTTCCGCGTTGCCTTCCACTGCGCCATCGTGCCGACGCCAGCGTTGACAGCGCCCGTCCGCGCGATCTGATCGCGGAATGGCGTGTTGACCGGATACAGCAGCGCGGAGGGACCGCGGAGGTCGATGAAGTTGTAGCCGAGCGTTGTAGTTACGCCAGCCTTCGCCATGCCCAGGGGAGCCTGCGGAGACCAGATGCCGTTCATCATCTGCGAAAGGATGGCCTTGGCAGCCTCCTCGCGCTTGTCCTGCTCTTTGTGTGCCGCGTCGTCATAGACGACCCAACGACGCTGCTTCGATACGTCGCGCTTGAATGTCTCGATGTCCGCGAGGACCGGAGCGAACTCCGCCTTCTTGGCCATCGCTGCCTTGACCTTCGTCAGGTACTGCTGGTTGATCAGGCAGAGCTTGTTGTGCATCGCATTATCGGGAGCTCCGATACTGGAAACGCGTGTACTCATGGGGTTTCTCCTCGAGCGCGGCTGCTCTCGCGCAGTCTATGTTGTGGAATGAAATTGAAAGGGACGACCGATACCCTGGCCGTCCCTATCCGATACTGATCTGCTGCGAGAGGTACTACAGGCCGCCGGCGTTGCTGGATGCGGAGGAGCTGACCAGCTCGACCTCATCTGCCGCCTCGGCTCCGCGCCGGACTGCAGCGACGGCTCCCTTGACGACTGCCTTTGGATCGACGACGACACCGATGGGAGCCAGCGTCTTGTCGCGAAGCGCCGCGACCTCGGCATCAACGGCCGCCTTCGCGATGTCCGCGATGGCCTGCTTGTACTCCGGCGTCTCGCGCTGGAGCTGTGCGGCCTTCGCCACATCGGCCTCCATCGTGGGAGCTGCAGGAGCGACCTTCACCGCGGGTGCCGGATCGGTGGTCTCCCGTTCTGCCTTGAGGATTGCCGCTGTATCGGCCTTGTCCTGCGAGTCGTCGTTTGCCTCGGCCATCTTCGTCAGATGCTCGGCCATCTTGTCGTGCAGAGCGGCCATGCCGTCATGCTGCTTGGCCTTCGCCATCTCGCACTTCTGCATCGACTTGTGGAAGTCCTCCTGCGCTGCGAGTACCTCGTGGATGGCGTCATGCTCTGGCGTCTCGCTAACGTCCGCCTTGCCGCACTTGCACTCGCTCTTGTCGGCCATCTCCGCGTGTGCGGCTGCAGCCGTCTCGTGCTCATCGGCGATAGCCTCATGCTTGTCAGCCATCTTCTCGTGGTGGGTTGCTGCCTTGGCAAAGTGGCTCGCGAGCGATTTCTTTGCCGCCTTCTGGAGGGTATCCAGCTCTTCCTGTGTCATAGCGTTTGCTCCTGGTGGTGTGTCGTTTTTGTTCGCGGCAAGTTCTCGTGCCTCTTCCTCTGCCATTGCGATGAATGTCTCGATCATCTGGTTGAGCTGATCGAGCAGCTCGTCCGGAACGTCCGAGTCATCCCCCTCAATATCTCGCTCCCATACGCTCTGCTCATACAGGCAGGAGAGCATTTCCAGGAGTTCCGCGTAGCGGCTGACGGCGTATAGACCCTTCTCGAGCCCCTTCGCGATGGCCGCCGTATCGATGCGCGCCTTGATCATATCGCGGACGGCGACAGCCTTCCCGCTCTCCGCCTCGACATCGATGCCATGATCCTTTGCTGCTGCTATGATCGTGGCCTTGACCTTTTCCTTCTCGTCGGCAGGTATGCCCTTCGTCTGGCCGAAGCGCGCGAGCGCGTTCTGGATATGCCGCTTCGTCTTGGCCTCGGTCGAGAACTTGATCGGCAGCTTCCATGTCTCGGTCTTCTCGGGATCGCCGACGTAGGCGAAACAGTCGGCTGTAAGGTCCTCTCCGGCCACGCGCTTTGTCTTCTTTTCCTTTGCCACAGGTGCCTCCTTGCGTTTCTGGAATTTGATGATCTCGAGAGATCCGCCTGCCTTCACATGCTCAAAGCCCTCGCCGATCGCCGGCGAGTCGACATAGCTGACCTCGGCCAGACGCTTGAGGCCATAGCGGACCGGCACCATCGCGTCGCATGCCTCGCAAAAGTTCGCCCCCTGCTGCAGCGGCATATTACCGTCGCACTCCTCGCACTTCCGCCAGGCATAAGATCCGCCCTGGCTGTAGCCGGTCAGAAATCCGCCCTTGAGCATCTGATAGACGGCATCGTCAATCGGCTCGGATCCAAGCGCGATCTCCTTCGCGTCGTCGCGAAAGTCGATCTTCGTTACCTTGCCGCCGACCTCAGCACCGTGCTGAATTCTGACATTTCCCAGGGATAGTTCCTGGCCGGCCTGCTTGGTGCGGCGCAGCGCCTTATCGCTCCATGCCTGATAGACCGGAACGGCGGTTTCATAGTCGGCGATCTCGTTGTCCGAGTCCGGCTGCTCCCATGTAGCAATCCCGTAGACTGTCGGCTTACCCTTCGACTCGTCGAGCTTCGAGAACTCGAAGAACTTTACAAATGATTCGGCTGATTTCGTCATAGTCTCTCCGCTCCATACCTCGTCACCGTCAATCCAATCCCTATGCCGTGCGCCTTTAGTGTGAAAGAACTAGCATTGTCGATCCCCAGGCGGGTGCTGTAAATGTGTAACTTGTTGCCGAAGATCCTTCGCTTGCATGTGCCCACAGGTCGCGTATCTTCCACGTCCCAGATATTCCTATGCTGCTCCAAGCAGCCGTAATCGAATGTCCCGCCGATGGGTCGTATACGCTCGGCGATGGCGCAGCGGAGAAGGCGCTGCTGATGTTCTGGCTCGAGCTGGTGATCTGAACCGTGGCCGTGTAGCAGGTCGGCGGCTGTGCGCCAACGCAGATAGTGAACTGCGTCAGGGACGGCGCATAGGTAGCGTATGTATTCTGCCAGGCGAGCAGGCTGAATGATCCAGCCGAGTTGATAACGCCTGATACCTGCCGGACAGATGGAATCCCTCCGCCCTGCGGAATAAAGGTCGCGACGACGGATCCGCCAGCCCAGGCCGATGTGATCGTAGCCGTCACGGTCGCTTGCTGCGCGATTGCCGGCATGGCCAGCAGGCACAGCGCCGCGATGAGAAATCGAAGCATTCTCATGGAGAGGAGTCCTTTCTAATCTTGAGTCTGCGTAGTGGTCTAGCTGAGAGTTACCGAGACCCATCCAGCGGTCGCATAGATGTAGAGTTTCCCTGTTGCCGGATTGAACGCGCATGTTCCGACCGCTGGCGTTGTGCTCGGTGCTCCGCTGGTCGACGGAAGCGCGCCGAGACTGATCACCCCTGCTGCGATCACAGATGTCGGATGGCTCCCCTTACTCTGCCAGATACTGTAGGCCATACGCGCGATCGCGTCCTGCGATGGCCTGATCCTCATCGCTGGATGGCAGATGGTGTACATCGTGCCTTCGCTATTTCCTGCGGACCGGATAGATTGGCGTCGCCCTTGTCGGGTGCGCTCCGAGCGTACCAAAGCTGACGCGCGCGTTGCCGGCCAGCGGCTGCTGCGGCGCCGGCGTCAGGTTAGAGACTGGCTGTACCGTTACCGGCGTCGGATTGGTCTGCGATGTGTCTGCCATGTGATTCTCCCTTTGCATTGATCTTCGAAACCTTGCGGAGGTACTGGCGGCGAAGACGCCGGCCGATGCGGCCAGGAATGATCTGATGTTGCCGCAGGTCCCGCGTTACTCCCTTCGCGATATAAACCGTCTCCCGCGGCTGATCCTGCGGATACCGAGACTGCCGATACATCTCCCGAATCTGCTTCTGCGACGCCGGCGACTGGAGCTGCTCGAGGATATGCGGATCGATCCCTGATGTATCGCCGACAACGTTACCGCGTGCGTCGACGCTGATCGTTGGTGCGTCGGCGGCCGAGATCGCTCCAGGGTCCGGCGCCGGCTGCAGCAGCTTACTCTTGGCCTTGATGGCCTGTTGGAAGGCATCGCTTCCGATGATCGCTACTTCCAGAGGACTAAGGGATTCGTCTTCCATGCCGATAATTGTACCTTGATCGAGGATTCTGCATCCTACCGGCTGAAGTATCCCCATGATCTCAATCGTTCCCTCGCTCATCCTGCTGCTTGAGGCCGATTATTATGCTGCAATTACTTACTTCCTGTGTATAGTTATCCACAAGGGGGAACGCCATGCACTATGAAGTCGAATCCGACCGCCAATGCAATGGAACCTGCAGCGGCGAAACCCATAAGGTCGTTCGTGTTGCTGCGTATGCTCTAGTGCCGCGCCTGACGATCGCTGTATGCCGGCGCCGCGATATAGCCGAGGATCTGTGCGGTGAGTTCAACTCGCCGCGCAGCTCATCTGTTCGCTGGATGCCGGCCGCCGCATAGACTACGCATCTGTCCTCGCTCCATGCCGTCGGCGAAAGTCGATCTTGATAAACTCATGCGTCACAATGGCGCCAAGCAGGATCGTATCCCCCTGCTCGATCTCGTGCGCCAGGCGACGAAGCTCGGCGATGAGTGCGGATGGCGGATCGAAGCCCTTGACGGTCAGCGTGACCCCGTCGCCATCCTCCGCTGGCTCGATGGCCAGGATCTCTGGCGGCTTGGATGGTTCGGTCATGCTCCCCTACTTCGTGAACGTCCCTCGGTTACATGCAACGATCTTGTTCTTATGCCCTGCCGCTCGCTTGGCGCCGCATCCCTCGCACTTGCCATTCTTGAAGCGATGCCGGTTGTACGTTACTCCCTTGCGAATACACTGCGACATCCTCAGATCCTGCCCTTTCCGTTACACACCCAACATACTCCACCATCGCATCGTCCGCTACCATAGCAATTCCGGCAGCGCCGGCGCATTAGAACCGGACCGAGAAACAGAACCACGAGCCCAACGAGGATCCATGTTCCGGTCTGCCAGTCCATTCTACGCGCTCCAGGCCAGCCGATCTGGCTGGCGTCCGCCGGCATACAGATTTCTCAGGAAGCCCTCGCGCCATCTCCGCTCCCTGACCGCCGCCTCCTGGCTCGCTGCATCCGCGCATCCACTGTGGACCTCGCGCGCCATCGTCAGTTCCTCCACAATACGCTCCTGATTCCGCATTGTGAAGCGAGAAAGAGGGAGGTACTCGCCGCATGCGGAGCAGTGGATCGAGGCCATGTGTGGGAGGAAGGATACATGTTGGATCATTTTCCCACCGTCGTTCGTGTGCTATCGCCTGTCGTGTCGCTGTGTGTGGTGCTGGTCACCTGGGGTTGCGGTCGCGTATAAATCAGCCCTTCGCCCACAAGTAACAGAAAGATTCCAGAGATGAGCGCGGAAAGTACGTTGCGCCGGAACGCTTTGCCTTCGCGCCGATCCAAAATCATCTCTTCGCGATCCGACATGAGGGTAAGCACGTTGTCTTTCAATCCCGCCTCCCCGTTGCCGTCGATGATTTTACGGAGACGCTCGATTTCAAACCGGCGAGGACACTCTCCGTAACTGTTGCCGTGCAATGTCTCCGCCACATCCATGCCTCCCGTGCTTCGTCGCTCGCCTTGCGGCTGCCTATTACTGGCCTAGAGCGGTGGTGCGATTTACAACTTTTACTTACCTACCAAGTATGCCCCCCCCCGCGGGAAGGCCCAGCCAATGAATGCTGCTCCTATGGCGATGGCCCCAGCCACTGCAAGTATCTTCCAATAGACCTTCTCCACAGCAGATAGACGGTCAACGTACGGCTGCATCACAGTGTCTATACGATCATGCAACGTCTGCGCCGTGTTATTTACTTTATGAGTCATAGCAGCGAAGTTCTCGTTAACCTTGCTTTCGAGCTTCTCGTGAGTCTTCTCGAACCACTCCTTGTCCACAAAGCGATTTCGGACATCGTTCAGCGCGTGCATTTTCTCTTTCAGACCGTCGAGCGCAATAGTCCGGGCCTTCTCTTCCGCTTCGTGCATACCAGTGTGTAACTGCTCGAACTTCTCCAACGCCACAACTCTCGACTCCAGGTTACCTGTAACGTGAACGGGGCAGTCACTCATCACTTCACCGCCTTCTTCTCCGCTATCATCCGCGCAAGTGCCGTCAGAGCAGCCAGTAACTCCTGCTCAAGCACTACCACCCGCTGTCTCAGGTTTGTGCTTCGTCGAGTGTGCCGCGCTGTTATCTTGTCATCCATTGGCCATCTACCCTCGCTCTAGTTTCCTGTCTCCGCATCATCCTGGGGAACGACCTCAAGCGCACAATTACAGTTTGGATGAAGCGGCGGGAACTCAACGAACGGCGCAAACTCATGGCCGAGCGGCATCGGTCCCTCGTCCTCCAGATCGCCGCACTCATCGCAGACGCTCTCATCTCCACTCGTTACCCACTGGACGAAGATCGATGCGCCGGTTAGATGCCAGGCGATGTACTGGCCAAAGGCCTGCGCGCGCGCCAGCTCCGTCCTGGCGATGACCGCCGACCGCGCCGCGGAGAAGGTATACGATCCCTCGATGACAGTGGCGAGCTGCGATGCTGTCCACCCCTCCTCGACTGCCTGGCAGACTGTTCGAACCAGATCCTCGCGCGTGGCGTCCGTGATCGCCCATCGCGCATCTGGATTCTCGATCAGCGATCCATCCTCCAAACGCTTCATGCCAACCATCTCGGCCGTCCGGCGCGCTACAAAGTCCGCGATCTCCTGATCGCTGGCCGTCTGCAGCTCCGCGCGCTCTGGTATATCCTCGGCCGGCGGATTCTCCTCGATCTGGTCCAGCCCGATGTCGGATCCGTTGCTGGCCGAGCGCTGGTAGTATCCCTGCACCTTCGGCGGCAGCGTCTGCCAGCGCATATTGGCGGCAGCCAGTAGAACCATCGCGCGGACAGTATCGCGCTGTAGCGGCGTCAGCTTCGCTCCGAAGAGCAGGATCTCGCGCTCGAGATCCTGATCGTCCGTTGGATGGTCCTGATCGTCACCCTCGGCCTTGAGGATGCTTTCCGCTCCCTTGTCTGCGATCCATGCCCTCCCGATCCGCTTTGCCGCCGCGGCGAGGAAGGCTGATACGCGCGTCGTCATAAATCCGATGTACCGATCCGTCGTCGGTGCGAGCTTATCCGTGTCAATCAGTATCGGATCGGCTGCGCTGGTGGCAGCCGCTGCCCTTTTTTTTTAGCACCGCCTGCCTTGCCGGCTCCGGACGCTGGCTTTGGCTTTGGAGCGGCTGCTGCTGGAGCTGGCCCCGCGACTGGCGTTGGCGCCGGCTTCTCTGCCGTCGTCGTGTCATTGTCCAGCGCCTGCTGGACGCGATCGAAGGATCCCTCGAGCGGCTGGACGCCTGTCGCCGTGATGACGATCGGTTGCTGCGTCTCCGGAAGATTGAATGGAACCAGGCCGCGATCCTCGCGCTGCTCGTCGATCGTGCGCAGGCCGCTCTTAACGTAGTTCGTATCAACCGCCTCCTGCTTTACAGCATCGAGCTCGTCGTCGGTATCGAAGATCGTCTCATACTGCGTATTGCCTGTCCGGCTGAGCATAATGTCGGCCGTCGACTTCATCCAGAGCAGCCGCGGGATGATGCCCTCCTTCTCGGATGCATCCTGCGAACTTTCCGCACTCGCCCTATTCATTTGCTTCATCAGGCGCTGCGCGCTGACGCCATAGCCAAAGCACATCTTCTTGATATGCAGGTCGTCAAAGGCATCGGCCAGTATCGGATCCTTGATCTCGAGGATCTGGTCCTTGCCGCCGCTATCCGGCTCGACGAATCCCTGGACGAGACGCCAGCCGCGGCGCTTGGCGAGCTGGCCGGACATCTCCGAGTTCATCCACTGCTGCGCCTCCTGGATCTTGTCCGGCGATACGCCTGGAGGGATGACCTGCGCAAGGCCAGGGACGCCGCCCTCGGTATAGAAGGCAAGGACGTAGCGCAACCGCTCCTGGCCGATCCGGATCTCCGGCGCCATCTGCTGCGTGATCGATGTCCCGTACAGCTTCGAGCTGTAGGTATTGCCGGCGACGATATTCGATGGCCGATAGATTAGCTGGTCGGTCGTCAGCAGCAGCCGCGGTATGCCCTCCCATAGCTGCGTATAGGCTGGATTGCCATTGACCGGTGTGAAGCCTTGGTCATCGATCAGGCGCAGAATGTCGGCACCATCGGTCCATCGGAAGGCTGCAACCTTACCTGAGAGCGTCTGCTGGACAAGGATCGATCCGGCATCGCAGACCAGCATATCGTCGAGGATCGGACGCCACCAGTCGGACCACGGCGTCATGCCGTCCGGATAGCTCATCAGCTCGGTCAGTGCCGTGATCTTTGTATCGGCCTGATTCCGCTTTTTCCAGTCTGCGATCGGCTCGCCGACTACGCGACGGAACTGAATCTTCCAGGGGATCGTCGTCAGGATGTCCTTGACGTTCTCGATCAGGATACGCGCGAGCGGATAGGTTGCGAGCTCGCGGAGCGCGGCGGCCGAGAGGACGTCATCGAAGCGCGGCGTGATCTGCTGATTGATGCCGAAGTAGTAGGAGAAGGCTAACGGCTGGCTACCTGGCTGCCCAACGGGCTGGACTGGCTGGAGCGCCGTGGGAAAGCCACTCGGGTTGAGCCCAGAGATCGTATTCGGCGGAGGTGTATAGAGACGGCCACGCATGGCCGCGAAGGCGCGCGCAATACCGCCGAGAGGACGACCAGAAGCATCAGGAGCCATACGTTACCTCTTCTTTTGCTCTGGCTTAGTTACGACCGGCTCGGCAGGTACGGCGATCATAGATGGTGCGCCGGTGACCTTTACTGGCGCCAGAATAGGATCCTCAAAGGATCGCGCTCCGCAGACGAGGCAGGTATGGACGCAGGCCGGCTTTCCGCCATTCTCGCCGGCGGATAGCTTGCCCTTGCGATGGCCGCACATGGGGCAAGGCGCATCGATATCAATCTCGCGTACCGGCGGAGTCAGCGGCGGAATGATCAGCCAGTGAAGCCATGCGAAGAAGCGACCGAGCCAGACAAAGATCATGCAGCCCTCGCAATCTCAAATGCAGATCAGCAGTGCTTACCATCCGATGCTGCGTCGTCGCAGGCAGGAAGTTTTAGACCGAGTTCGATGGCTGCAGTTCGCGCGCTCTCGAGATTCAGAAATACTCCGCAATTCTGGACGCCCCACCATCGGCAGTTGATCGAGACGCGATATCGCGTCCCGCGGAAGGGAGCGCTCGCCTCGCTGTCGTCCGTCACCGTGGCCGTCCAGCCGTTCGGCAGGGTGTAGTAGGAGCTGAATACCTTACCGTGGAGCGATCGATAGTTGACCCACTCGCCGGCATGCCGCTCGCGCCATGCCTCCATGCTCATTTGCGGAACGCTCCCGCCAGGCCAGCGACGCCAAAGTCTGTATGCGATGGCTGCTTGAGCGATGCCTGGCCCCATTGGCGGCCGCAGTTACCGCACCGCCGACCTCCGCCAGGAACGCGCTGGATGATCGTCGATCGGCAGGCAACATCAGGACAGCGCTCCGTCTTGTCGTCCACATCCGGCTTGGATAGCTCGGACCGCTCCATCTTCGCAGCCTCGCCAACCATGACGGCCGGCGGCGGCATCTCGGCGGCTGGCTGATTCGCCGGCCGGTGCTTCGCAGGTTCTCTCGCTTTTTGTTTTGCCATAGCTTCCTGCTGTTTCTGCCAGTCCGATAGGCCGTAGATGTACGAACGCCGTTGCAGGTAAATGCATGCCTGAGTCATAAAATCGGCCATATCGTCGTGCGCTGCATTTGGAAACTTCGTGATCTGCTCGATGAAGGCCTCGACCCATGCCTCCGTCCTCGATACAAACCAGTTACCGCTCTGCCACTCTCCGCAGGATGCGAACATCCTGGAGACCTTGCCGCCCTCCGGCTCGATCGCTACCACGCCGGATAGCATCTTCTTGAGCTTCTTGATGACCGCCGATCCGTTGGCCTTGTCCTCGACCAGGATAATAGTCGATCCATACTTTCGCTGCTGGCGCTCGATCTCTGTTCGCGTCGCCGGCTCGTCCAGATGCTTGTTCGTAACCTCGAGGACAAAGCGGTCTGGTCCCTTGACGCCGACCGTCCCAACGGCGACAAAGTCGCTCGATACGAGATCCTTGAATGCGCAGTCAGCGCTCGTCAGGATCAGATCGAACTTCGTGGGCAGCTCGCGATCCTGCTCGCCCGTCAGCGGATCCCGTCCGCCATAGTAGCGGACCTCGCTCCGCTTGATCATGTTCCCCTCGAGCGGCGAGGGTCTC